GGATTATACTCATGCTTGCGATCACAGGACGGGGCAGGAACTTCAATATACATTTTGCTGCCCTGCTTCAATACACGGTTATATTCCATCAAGCTAAAGATAGGATATGGACTATGCTCTAACGCATGACGCAAGAATACAAAGTCAACACTTTCATCATAGTAGCCATCTTTTTGTGGTAAGAAGCTCAAGTCATACTTTTTGATAGTATGTCCTTTGGCTTCGCAAATCTTGATATCACCCGGGCTTAATGTGACCCCGAACGTGTTAGTAAAACCACGCTTCTTCATTTCGTCTAAGAAGTAGCCGGGACCACATCCCAGATCGAGGATATGTGCGTCTTTGGGTAAATTTAATGGATCAATATATTGCTCTACTACTCTAGTAGTAAGGCCTTGATGCATATTGCTATCACCCTCATCATAGATGTGGGCAGTATAAAGCCATTCGTTGTATAGTTTTAGTTTAACGAGGTCTAGTGTTTGATTGATATCGATTAAGTCTTGCATGTTAAATCCTATCTTGATTTAACAATACTTAGTCGGATAATAGTGTGCTATTATTTTTTTTATTTGTAGCCCTTGAAAGGCTTGACCGGACTTACTGTGTTCACATCGTCTAATTCTTGACTGTCTAAATCGTTATGATTTAGATCATTATAATCTACACCAACTGCATCATATGCATGTTTTAACATTTTATGCTCAACATCAGTATATGGATGTGCTGTATTACGTTTGGCATGCCAACTTTCACTATCTAAGACGGGTTTTTCTATTCCATCTGCACTGGCGACAGCCATCATAACTCTGTTTAATGTATAATGTCTATCAAAATTACTATCAGTGAATAGATGCAAACCTTTAGTAGATTGTTGATGGTGTTTAGGCACCCTAGCTTTTAAGGCAGTGTCTTTACCCTCATTGATAAACTCACTAGCTCTCATTTTGTATAGCCCTTGAATGCTTTTATAGGAGAAACTGTAGAAGTGTCTTTCATTTCTTCACTACCGGGAGTACTGACCGACGTTTTACCGTGTTTGTCTACTTTAGCCAATGCTTTGTCTATAACTTTACCTACATTGGGATCAAAACTGCTAACTGTGGGATGTCTCCCCCATTTACTTTCAGGGCGGAAATTAGGTCTGTTTTTATCCTGTACTTTATCTTCACTTCCCATTTCACCGCGCACTGCGGCTATCGCTACTCCGAAACGATAGATATCATAGAAGTTACTGTTAGATATTTCCGGTATCACATACGTATATGGCAATGCCAAGAATGCGACATCTAATCCATCGTGGACATCGCTCAACTCTTGTTCAGTTAAAAACTCTTTGGCTCTCATTTTAATTTTCTGTAGTGATGAGTACGTTGCCGGTTTCAGTCACTAGACTTTCTCCACTTTCAGTAATCATAGGAACACCGAGTCCAAGATCGCCTGCATAAGTTATCTGATATGATATGAAATGTGTGATCACTTGATTCTGCAATGGGTTGACTAAGATTCTAACGTTACCACCAGAAACATCTAAATCGTATTGTGTAAGCCAGTTGCCCACGTTAGTGATACCATATACGGTGTATTTGACATCGCTCATGTCATTGAATATCTCGGCACCGATAAAGACCATTTGACTATCATTATTGTCATCACGATAGCTCTTTATCTGAAACAATGCCATTGTGAATTCGTCTGCAGGATATTCGAATATTACTTGGCCAGGAGTATTATTTAAGGTCACAGCACTGGTTATCTGTGTACCTGTCTGTTGCATATAAACGAAGTTATTATTGATTTTCTGGAAAGCTGTACGTAATGGATCGCCCTCTCCATCGTTAGGTAATACGCCTATATTGACTAATTGTATGCCCATGTTTGAACTCCTACAATGTATTTATCTGACTAAATAATGTTATGTGGATAATCAATTGGTTGCCTGAATTTATCGTTCATTTGATCTTTATCGCGGGTATTGCTGGAACCATAGCAGGATTCGTTCTAGGTTTCATCCCATTGATAAGCAAATACAAGCCCCCTATACAAATAATCAGCATATTATTACTTACTTTAGGTGTTTACCTAGAGGGCGGTCTAGCTGAAAAAGCCAAATGGGAACTACGTGTAAAAGAGATGGAAGCTAAAGTAGCTGAAGCCCAGGCACAGTCTGCAAAAGTTAACACACAAATAGTAGAAAAGATAGTTACACAGACTAGGACAATAAAGGTACAGGGCGAAAAAATAGTAGAATATATAGATAGAGAAGTTAAAGTTTATGACAATACTTGTAGAGTACCTGACGTAGCTATACAAGCTCATAACATGGCTGCTAAAAACCTAGCCCCTACACAGGAGGGCAAACGATGAAAAAAATACTACTATTTTGCACAGTGCTTTTAATATCAGGTTGTTCTACAACTGTACCTGTCAAGCAAAAGTTTCCTGAAGCACCTAATGTCTTACTTGAAAAATGCGAACCATTAGAAACTATAGATAAGCCTAATATAGTGTTCAGTGAATTCTTGAAAGTAGTGACTAATAACTATACCAAATATCACACATGCAGTAATTTACTAAATGCATGGCAAGAATGGTATGTTGAACAGAAAAAGATATTTGACGAAGTTAACAAATAGTATAAAACTTTTTCACTTGCTCGGTAATATATTCTACCTCACCGTCAGTCAACTCAGGATATATAGGTAAGCTCAACAATCCTCTAGTCAACATTACACTTACAGATAACATATCAGGCTTGACTAAGTTACGTGCTATAGGTAATTCGCTTAATGCATTTGGATAATGTATCTTTACATCTATATCCTTATCTAGTAGATAATTCATAAGATCATCACGTTGATCTGTGTAAATCACGAATTTTTGATCGGCATGTATAGGGTAATTTTTACTCAAACAAGTAATCGGCAATGATTTAAATCTGTCAAGATAATAATAACGTATCTCTTTTCTACGCCACTGCCAATTATCGATATATTTTGTCTTAACAAGAATCTGCGCACAATCTTGTTCGCTCATCCTGCTATTAGTACCGAAACTCATATGCGCATTTTTGCCGTTGCTTCTAAAACTATAAGCAAATTCATACAAGCCCCTGTCGTTAGTAACGATAGCACCACCATTGCCATTAGCCGGTAGATTTTTAGTAGGATCAAAGCTGATAGCCATACCGTCACCTATGTTGTCGGCAATCAACCAATGCTGCGCGCCATCAACGATCACATTATTGTAGACAAGTTTATCTGTGGGCGGTTGCGCTCCATACAATCCAACTAAGCAAACTGAATTGACCACATCATCTAATTCTTGACTATGCTGTTCTACCAACCCATCGCTATTAGTATCTACTAATTCAACTTCCCAACCTGCATTTAAAAAAGCATTTAATGTAGCTACATAGGTAAGATTAGGTATCTTGACCTTAGGTGTTATATCAAACATAGTAGCGTATGGCTCAGTATGATACCTTGCCATGATCTCTAATGCTTGAGTGCCGCTATGAACTGTTACTGCAAAGTTTGATTGTGTTTTAAACGCTAACCAACTTTCAAACTTATTAGTATATTCACCACTCATTAGGTTGCCACTAGATAAAACTTTATCTGTAGCATCTAGTAATTCGTCTTTGAGATTACGATATTGTCTTTTTAGACCAAAATGGGGAATTCGACAACCATTCATAGTATTTCTCAAATCCTTCTTCTACATCAACTTTAGGGTCATAACCAAAGTCACGCTTGGCTGCATCAATATTCAATGCTCCGCGACTGGGGAAGTCAGCATCTTTATCACGTACATTGATAGTACCTTTACCTGCAATCTTTACTGCTAGTTCAGCAGCCTCAAGCAGTGTACGGCTATGACTCTTTGTGATGTTATATGTCTTGTTATCTGTATTTTTGCTGAGTGCAGCAGCAACTATACCGTCAGCGGCGTCTTGGACATAGGTGAAGTCGAGGGTCTCTCCGGCTCCATTAACATTAAGCACTCCTCCGCGCATTGCTGTAAGCATGAACTTCGCAATAACTCTATCTTCAACGTCAAGTGGGCCGTATACAGCACTAGGACGAATAATAGTATGGTTAAAACAACCTCGGCGCGAGTAATCTTTGACAAGCCATTCTCCTGCTAATTTCATGATGCCA